CGCATTTGTGTTCAATTTACATCTTGTTAACAATCATCGTATCCATAACCGGGTGCGACCAAAACGATGCACCTCCTTTAGTGTCATGAATGTGTTGATACAAAAATTGTTCCAAATCAGCTACTTGAGATTTTGTTACACCGAACACGGACTCAAACCAGTTCCACATTTCTGAACCAGTTTCTATCACGTCATTGCTGCTAACATACGTGTACCATTTTCGTGATGGTACGTTGGCAGTGCCTTTTAAGCTAGTGTAATAATCATAAAATACCCTACTGATAGGAACATACGCATTGATGGGGTTGCCTAACTCGTTACCTTTTGACCGCATGATCGGATCAAAAGTAACGGATGCGTCTGGACACCAACCCATTTTAGCGACTTTCCTGACTGGACATGGAATCAAAACGCGTGTTTCCACACCATTCCTTTTGCAAGGCATGAAATAGCCCGAACAATAAGAATGGTTTTCTGGCAAAGACAGTTTTGGTTTTAGTCCCAACTTAATGATGTTTTCCTCCAAACATTTTCCAAATGCAATTTTTGTTGCTTTTGTGACGTTCGGATCAAATTGTATGGCCAACAAATTATCATCCCCCAACCCTACCATCGACACATCTAGTACAATAACATTCATCTGTTCAGAAGCCAAATCCACACAATGTGAATGAGCTACAAACTGAACGTGAGTGTTACCCACTGACGTGTTCTGATCACCGGATTTACGCGTATACGGGGTTGAATAATAATGTCCTCTACCATAACCTTTGGTGAAACTTTGTCGTTGTAAAGCAGTGATGGCAGCATCCGGGGGATCGAATTTCAAAAAGAATTCTACCTCACACGAATGTGCACCAATACCTTGCGTCGAATCGTAACTGCTGAAATCATCTTCATAAATTGTTCTACCTTCCGTTACCATATCATGATACCACTGACCGATTCTCGTATTAGTCCCACCACTGGTATAATTCCACTGGGGCCAAACGCGGTCTGGGCTATCAATATCCACGGATAAAAACGGCATCGCATAAGCATGACTAACACTACCTATAAAAGGTCCCAGTGCCATGTTCATCTCAGGTTTTTGCAATGCTTGTATTCCGCGTGGTGCTTTAGTTTCCAGTTTAGTTTTAATTCCTGGCAACTGCATCTCTGCCTTAATAAAAAAGGAGCGATGGTGGTTACTAGGTTTATCAAAATCCAAATTATCATATTTACTAATGTACTTTTCATACAATGCTTTTTTCTTAGGGTCCAAGCTTTCCATCCATTGTTGCATGGTTAGTATATGATAATGTTGTCGCATTTCCATAAAAATTAGGTTGTTGTACAAATCAAACGCCTCTTTCCAAACCAACAAATTATGTCTGTCTTCAGGAACACCAACAATATGGCGTGATGACAAAGAAACTCGTTCATTGGCTAGAGTGGGAGCAAAAGCAGCTGGTAAGATACTAGTACATGACGGTCCAAAATGATACACTTCAGCACTTCTGATTTGTTCATATGAATCTGGGATGTAATAGTTGTCCAACGACGTGGGCTCCTTCTTCAATTTAGTTACGACAACTCCTTTCTGTATTGAGTCTGCCTTCAACGGACACGCACTATCTATTTTTTTGTACGGTACCAGATTGTATTTTTTGTCAGATTTAAGATCTTTGTGATTAACGAATTTTCTCGTTACGTCAAAATTTGAACTAGAGAAACAACCCATAAGGCCGAGTAAATCGCACGAACCCAAATGTTCTGAGATCATATGCGCAAAATCATTGTTATATTTCTTTCTTTCACTTCTAAACTCCTGTTTTTTCTTCTCATACTCCACCTTAACCACTACTTTCTCTCGTGCGACAGAGATTTCACTTTCTACATCCTCCACATTTACACCATGATGGACTCGTTTCTGGTTAAGATTTACTTTACTGAAATAACTAGGTTTAACAACTTCATCGTTCTCTGATCCACGGTCATAATAATTGGGACCGTCATACAACACAGGCGGTTGAGACCACATATAATCGAAATATGAGTCACTCGCATTGGGTACTTGAAACAGAGCGTCGATAGACAGATTGCGTGCTACGCTTTCACTTGACAATGTGTTTTCTGACATGACTGACACTACATCACTCACATCACACATGTCATTTACAATGACTTCTACACTATTGTTGCTGGTTAGGTTTCCACTTCCACCATTTTCTTCATTTAAACAAACTTCCTGCTTTTCTGCGACAGCAAGTTTGTCAATGTCAATTTTGGTTTCGGTGGCCGGAGTCTCGACCAGTAAGACTCCTACCATACTCTCCTCCGTTGGGACGGACACTGGTGTGGAGAGGATAAATTTTTCTTCTAACAGTTTAATTTTTGCTTCCAAAATTGCTGTTTGTGACACGTACACTACTGGCAGTTTCCAAGTGCTCAATAAACCAACGATACGTGAGAAAAATGACACTGTTTTACCACATAATGGAGGTAAAACTACAGGCATATAACAAAGGTTGTAAACTAGTTGTTTCATGAAAGAAAACCCCAGTTTAAAACCATAACACAAGTGTGGGTATACATTTTCATAAACAAGATCACCCACGGTTTCGCAGATTTCATTGTTTAAAAGTGTAAAAAATTTCCTTCTATTATACAAAGGACGAAAACCAAAATAAAAAGTACCCAAAACCAAGCTAGAACTCACGGGATTTTTAATCATCTGCACAGCCGCAAATTTTGAAAATCTCATGAAGTTGAAGTTTGTCTTCCTTGCCAACAAATATCCACCAAAGCATACAATCATGCCACCCACATTAGGTGAGTCTTTTGGTTTCCATTCCATGGCTTCAGAATGTTTTTCATACCATTTTAAATTTTTTGTCATCATTTTGTTAACTCCTATTTCTTTATCGATGTTCTTTTCAAAAGCTTCAAAAGCCACACACAAAGTCACCACATCAATATTTGGAAAATCGGAAAACTTACTGTTCATTATAACAGCAGCTGAAGTGTACGCATTCTTGTAATTAGATATATCCCGCGCACGATTGCACACCCGTTGTGCAACGTGGCTAACTGCTTCCACAGGTACGAATGTCTTACTCGGCGGCAAAGCCAAGTCACGCATGAACCACCAAAGATGGTCACACGAGGGTGTTATTTCTACTAACACACAAGGAACAACGGTAATGTTGCCGTCTGCGCCAACTAAATTGACGTCACTGAATTCACGGGTTACGGCGGAAGAGGAAAA